AGGATGGCGACCTCGCCGGAGATTTCGTCCTGTTGCTGGACTTCAACGCCCTGTGTGATCTGGAAGCCGATCTGCCGGGCCTGATGGATGGCACGGCCGAGATCAAAACGCCTTCCGCGATCCGGGCGGTGTTTCATGCCGGGCTTCAGGCTCGACACAAAGACATCACCCTTCGCGACGCCGGGGACATCATCCAGGCGCTCGGGATCGAGCAGGCGGGCGATCTGGTTCGCCAGTCGTTCGAGGCATCGTTCTCGACCGCCAAGGGAGGCGAGGGATCAAACCGCCCTCGGAAAGCACCGGCGAAGGCTGGTGCTGGGAACGGGCGTTAGGTCTCTGGTGTGAAGCCGGGCGCGACCCTGACGCCTTCTGGCATCAGACGCCCCGGCTGTTTGCGATAGTCGCCTCTGCCTCGGCCCGCGTGATTGAGCGGGAACAGCAGGGGCGCGCGTGGTTGGCGTGGCACGTTGCCGCCCTTCCCCGCCTGAAGAAGTTCCCGACGCTTGAAAGCCTAATGGGCGTGAAGCGAACGGCCAAGCGTCAGACCGTTTCCGAGATGGAAGCGATCTTCGCGGCTTGGGCAGCGAGAGGATAAAACGATGTCTCAAGCTGTCGTCGGCGCTCTCCGCGTAAGCCTCGGTCTGGACTCTGCTCAGTTCACGGCGGGCCTGACCGCAGCCCAGCGGAACATGAAGCAGGTCGGGGACCGCATGAAAGCGGTCGGGGCAACGATAGCGACGGCGGGCATTGGTATCGCGGTCGCTGCCGGTGCGGCTTTCATAAAGCTAGGCTTCGATGCGCTGAAGGCTGCGGACGACATCGGCGACGCCGCTGCCCGTCTGGGCGTAACGGCCGAGGCATTCCAAAAACTTGAAATCGCCGCCACGTCAGCCGGTGCTGCGCCCGGTTTGATGACCGAGGCGATGGACAAGCTGAACGTCGGCCTGGGCGCGTTCATGCAGACGGGCGGCGGTCCTGCGGCCGAGGCGTTTAAGCAGCTTGGCCTGTCAGGTCAGATCGCCAGCGGTCAGATCGCGACCGCCGATCAGGCATTCTATGCGGCGGCCAAAGCGCTCGAAAGCATCGAGAGCCCGGCGGAAAAAGCCCGGCTTTCTGCCCAGTTGTTCGGCCGCGCTGCCGGTGCGGATATGCTGGAAGTCCTGGCACCGGGCGAGGCTGCGCTCCGGGGTTACGGAGAGGCGGCGGCGGCTTCCGGGCGCGTGATGTCTGCCGAGATGGTGGAGAAGCTGTCCGCTGCGAAGCTGACGATTGACACCACCAGTCAAGCCTTCATGCAGATGGCTCAGGTGATGGTCGGTGATCTGATCGTCGGCTCGATGGGCTTCCTCGACACCCTCAAGCCCATGATTGAACAGGGCAAGGCGCTGGCCGCCCAGATTGGCGCGTTTCTGGGGCCGTCGTTTGCGGAACTGGCCGTTAGCGTTCGGTCGCT